GTCGAAGTCAACCCGTCTCGGCAATACCTGTCACTGCGAGGAGCATAGCGACGTGGCAGACTACCAACACATCCGCGACTACGACGGCGTGCTGCACTGATGTATCAGCAAAAGGGACAACTCAATCCTCGTGGCGGCGGTGCGCAGAGCAATCTGCAAACCACCACTGTGCGGCAGTTCGACGGTGGCCTCAATGTGATGGACACCGACCTGAACATGTCTGCCAAGTATGCGCGCATCCTCGACAACCTGGAGCGTGCCACGGATGGATCGTTGGCGCTGCGTCCTGGCACTGTGCTGTTCACCACGTTGCCTGACACGTCGCCAGTTGTGAACCACATCTATTTCCTCGCCTACATCATCGTTGTGCAGCAGAGCGGCGCATTCACGAAGGTGGACGGTGCTGGCACATGCACACAGATGTGGCTGGTCGGTCAGCCGAGTGGCACGAAGCCGTGGACAGCCAACACCACGTATACGTCGTTCGCATTGTTCAACAACGATCTGATCGCGTGCAATGGCAAGGACAAGCCAGTGCTCGTTAAGGGCAACCCGTCCGATGCCAACTACATGCAGGCGCAATACCTCATTGATGAGGCATCGCTGACCAACGTGAATACGCCCGTTGGCAAGTATTGCGTCACGCACTCTGAGTATATGGTCATCGCAGGTGTGTCCACCGACCCGACCAAGTTGTTCATCAGTGCGAAGGACACGAGTGGTACCTTCTTTGGCGATCCACCACCGAATGACGCAATCATCCTGGACCTCGGTCCACGCGTGTCGCTTGGTGATGCCACGATTACGGGTATCGTGGCGTATCGCGACAAGCTGTTGGTGACGTTCGAGCGCGGCGTGCTGCCAGTCAACCTGGGCGTCTATTCTGGCAGTCCTGCGGTGCACACGCCAAGTGATGACGGCTTCATCGAGGAGTATGGCTGCCTGTGCCACCGTTCGCTGATAAGCGTTGGCGACGACACGTTCTTCGCTGACAACATCGGTGTCAATTCGATCAATCGCATCAACATTTTCTACACGCTGCGGCCGTTGCGCGCGTCGCATCTCGTCGATCCACTGACGACGGCAGCAATTCAGCCGTTGTCGCAGAACAAGATACAGCAGTATATGTTCGCAGTCTACGATCTGCGCAATTTCCGCTATATGCTGTTCGTGCCGACGTTTGCCGCCGATGGCGTGACGGTCACAGAGACCGTGGTGTTCAGCTACACGAACATGCCGACCATGAAGATACAGGCATGGGCACGCCTGCGCGGCTGGATCTTCAATTCCGCGTGCAGGACGGAGTTGCAGAACATCATCTTCAGCCAGGGCAACAAGTTGTATGCGTATGACTTCGACAATGAGAAGACGCGGTGCATCGACTACTACAATGACCCAGCCGTTAATGGCGGCAACGGCGTGCCGATCTCGTATGACTGGGAAATGCCGTGGACGGACCTGCACAAGCGCATGAACTTGAAGTATATGAAATACATTGCGCTGGACACACAGGGAACGTCGCTTTTCACGTGCCGCGCATACGTGGATTACATCTACAATTACGGCGGTCAGGACACGCCGCTCATATCGATGGATTTGGTAGGTGGCGACAATGCCGTGGCACTTCCGCCTGCGACACGCAATGATCGACCGACCAATGATGCGCGATTGTATGGCTTTCCAGCCAAGTTTGAAATCCTCAAGCTGCGCTTCACTGGCACGACGACTGCACCAGTGCGATTTATCAGCATTTCGATAGGCTACGTCATGGGCAGCCTTCGCAGGTGAGATACGAAATGCTCAGCATGGAGAATTTGCCGTATGGAGTCGCCATTGCTAGAGAACTGCACGGCCTCGGCACGTTCGGCGCGAATGGACCAGCGTTTGATTGGGATTTCGCCCTTCGGACCTTTGCAGGCATTTGCAACAGTCCCTTTGGCTATATGCGCATGGCAGTGGATGACGATGGCGTATACGTTGGCGCAATTTGCGGACGTGTGTATCCGTTCGTATTCAGTCCCCGCCTCCAGGGCATCGAGGACGGACTGTATGTCCGAGAAGGCACGCCAAAACGTGCATCAATTGCGATTAATCTAGTGCGCGGGTTCGTGGACTGGTGCCTGGATGAGAAAGGCGCGTTGATCGTACAGACTGGCGACATCGCATCGATCAACAGCCATGCGGTGGACGTGCTGTATCGGCACATTGGCTTCAAACGGTTCGGGACGATCTACGTGTTCCAGAGGACATAGACATGTTCAACGAAGCAGGGCAAATTGACCATCTGACCTTCGCTGGTGTGCGCGGCGGCGGTAAGGGCGGCAGCAGTGACAGTGCGATGGAGTCGTATCTGCTGTCGCAGATGAACAACAACAGCACCAGCACGTCGTATACTGACCCGTCCACGGGCATGCAGTATTCGTCGCAGGATGCGCTGAATGCAGCCATTGCGCAGAACAAGTTGACGGCTGCAAATTCGGCAGCCGTCACCACGCAGCAAGCGACCGATACTGCCACGCAGAACGAGAACACGTTCCAATCGAACAGGCAGCAGGCGTATAGCGACGCGCTGAACTCCGTGATGAACACGTTCCAAGGGCAGGGGGTGAACCCGGCCAACTACATGGGCTACATCACGCCGCAGTTGCAGTCGGCATACAACAGCATCCCTGATCTGTCGTCGAACGTCAGTTCATACTTCCCAAGCAGCCTTGGCCAGACCATTCTCAACTCGGCACTGGGCGATCAGCGCACGCAGGCCACGAACGCGATCAATCAGACGTTCACGCCCACGTATGCGCAGAATATGCTGCCATCCAGCATGATGTCGCAGCCCATCTCGGATATGCTGAGCAGTCAGTTCGATCCACTGTCGGCGCAGCTTACGAACGCGCTGAATAGAGGCACGCTCAATCAGGCAGGCTACAACGCAGCACTGGCAAAGATGAACCAGGACAAGGCAACGGCGCAGAGCCAGTTGAACACACTCGGCCAGAATATCCTGACTGGCTACCAGACGGGCCTGACTGGCATTGGCGACACAGCACGCACTGCCGCAGCGAATACCAGCCTCGGACAGTCGTTTGACCCGTCGCAGTATGCATCGCAGGCAGGGACGCAGGCATCGCAAGACATCCAGGGCTTCAGCGGTGCATTGCAGAATGCAGCCAGCAATGTGCAGTATGGTGACATCACCGATCTGCTGAATGCAGGCGGTGTGGTGCAAGGTGCGAACAATCCGACCGCTGCCAATCCGACAGCAGGCACAGGTGCGATAGGTACAGGTGGTTCACCGACCGCAGGACAGATAACGCAGGCAGGCCAAGACCAAGCGAACCGTGGCCTCGGTAACACGGGTGCGTTCTAATGCAATTCAGCCAGGGCAGCATCGAGCATGACGCGCATGACGTAGGTGAGTTGGTGCGCGACTACTATACGCGCACGATTGCCAATCATGGCATGCGGCCACTTGCGTTCAAGTGGGAAACGTATAAGGTGCTGGAGCAAGAGAACGCGTGCAGGCTGTTCCTGGCACGCGAGGACGACACGCTGGTGGGCTTCGCGTTGTATGTCGTGCAGGACCACCTGCATCATGAGAACCAGATCGTTGCGCACTGCACGATGATCGGCGTGCGGCCTGAGTATCGCAACATGGGCATTGGGCGTGCACTGATCGGCTTCGCAGAGGCGTGGTTCAGAGAGCATGGCGTTACGCACATGGTGCATCACCACCGGACGATTTACAACGTCAAGCCGCTGTTTGAGGACATGGGCTTTAAGCTTGAAGAACTCGGCTATGTGAAGGAGTTGTAGCATGGCCTGGATCACACCCACGATTGCGGGCGTAGGCGCGCTAGCCAATCTCGGCAGCAGCCTGATGAGTTCGCGGCAGAACAACAATCAGCAAGACATCAGTGCCATCCTTAGCATGATGCAGTTGCAGCAGGCTAAGGTCAATGCTGCCAACCAATCGGCCGTCCAAGCGATGGTCAACCAGCGTGCCGTCGCTGGCACCAGTGACAGTTTCGGCACGACGACTGCGTATGACCCGTCCACGAACACATGGAAGCAGACGCTCGGCAAGCTACCGCAGGCAGCGGACACGTCCACGCTTAATGCTGCGATCACGCGCAATACCACTGACCTCATGCAGCAGGAGCTTGCAAATCGCGTATCCATGCAGCGTGCAGCGGAAGCTGGTCCGCAGTATGATACCGCACGGCGCAATTTGGCTAACTTCCGTCCCATGGGAACGGACCAACTCACGGCGCTGTTGACGCAGCAAGGTGTTGAGGCTGCACGACAGG